TTGTCAACGGTAGGATAAGCCATTTGTTACTCCAAAAAAGAAAGTTATTTACCTTTACCGAACGAGGTACTGGACTTGCGTTCATTGAACAGCGGCATCCGTTCGTCGTTCAGCCTCATGAAGTTATTGTCTACGGACTGGATCTGAGCCTTTGCTTGCTGGGCGTAATAATCATCACGCTGCTTCATTAGCTCTTCCGGTGCCTTACACAACAACAGGCCGCCAATCTCAATGTTCCCTTTAAATTTGGAACTCGGATCGGCATGGTGCATCAGTTCCGGATGGTCTTCGGCCTTTACAGGCTCCCAACCTTCACGAAACTTTGCGGAGGTATTCGATGGGTCAGCAGTACCCATGATACTGGTCCGGATATATCGAAAGACCCAGCCCGGCTGCGGGTTTGGTGCCGGTAGCGTCTGAGGCGGGGTCCAAGTTTTGTTGCGCTGCGCGGATTCTCGACTTTCGAGTTCACGTGCGAGTCTGTTTTCAGCCATTTTAGTTACTCTCCAATTTCATCAATTCACGGGCATACTGCTCATTACTCAGTCCCAGCTTTTTAGCTAGGGCTACCTGAGTCGGCGTCAGACGAATCTGACGTGGCGCGGACGACCGCGTGACGGGTGCAACCACATTGGCTGGTTTTGTGCGAGTTGGCTTTTCAGCTTCTCTCGTTTGAGTCGGCTCCTCCTCGAAATAATCGGGGAATCGCTTCTTCATCGTCGCGTTAACTCGGTCGTAGTATTCGTCGCTACGCGGATCGACTCCAGACCGGACCAATTTTTCATGCAGTCCCAAAGCGAGGGCGGTCATCTCCTCGTCGTTGCCAAACCACGGATTTTTGTCCTTCCACGCCTCGGCTTTTGGGTCGATGGCGGGTTGAGGTGCCGTGGGCACTTGGTACTGTTGATTTTGTTGTACACCTGTGTCCTCTTCTTGTAAAGAGGGACGAAAGTTTTCGTACTGCTTAATTTTAAGCTTAGCTTCCGTCAGGACTTCTTGGGCATCGGTTATCTTTTCAGCATCTCCTGACTCATAAGCCTGCTTAAGGCGCTCTTTAGCAACCGCTAAGTCATTAGTAGCCGACTTGGTGACTTCTTGGAAATAGGCCTTCTCGCCATTGCCAAGTCGTTGTTTTAATTGACGAATCTCTTGTTCCCGCAACTGGGCAAACCGGAACGCTTCCTCGCGCTCACGCAGCGCACGTTCTTTCTCACGGCGCTCGTCGTGCCACACCTTTTTCATCTGGGAAAGGCGCTTCTTAACCTTATCGGAATACTCCTCAAGGTCATCCTTCTCCAGTTCGTCTACTACCTCTTTCGGCAGTGGAACACGACCACGGTCTTGTGGCGGGGTATCGTCTTCGACCTGAACCTCAAATTCAGGTTCTGCTTCGGCTTTCTGAGCCGAGGCTTCCTGCTCTACTTCGTCAGGAAACTTATATTCTTCGTTAGCCATTGATTACTCCTTATGCGCGACGGATGCCACGGGGGTCATCGACCACCGCTTCTACCGTGTCGTCGTTGATGATGCGGAACTCTCGACCGTGGATAACCACGCGGGTGCCCGAGTAGGGACGGGTAAGGACAAAATCGCCTTCCTTACACCACGGACCAGTGGGGAACCGGTCCTTATCTGCATAGCAGAGGTCGCCCATCTTGATAACGAACAAGACCACAGTGGTCTGCTCTTCAACTTTGCGGGTGTCTTCTGCTTTGATGATGCCCCCGTCAAACTCTTCTTCTACGTGCGGAACCGCACACAGAATTCGATAGCCTCGGGGTTCTGGCAGGAGTTTGGCCTTGGCGGCTTCTTCCTGTGTCTTCTCTACGTCAATACTGCTCATTCTTCGTCCATCCTTTTTGCAAGGTCTTTGATGTAGCTAACAGCGAGGTCGAGACCCTGTAACGCCCCACATAGCCTTTTGTATTCACCCTCACTCAGACTTCCTGTAGTGATGGTTGCAACTATTGTCATGCGCTCTTCTTGGATTTTTGATTCCAAGTACTCCAGAGCGTTTGAATAAGACATTTATTCCTCCTGCGGTTTCTCCGTTCTTTGCTGTACAGCTTCACGCTGCATGTCTGCGGCATCCCGAGCCTTGCCGATTTCAAGTCCTAGGCGCACTCCTTCCATCTGCTGTTTGGCAGACAGAGCGGCCTTGTCCTTCTGGATATCCACACCAAGCCGTGCGGCTTCAAGCTGCTGACGACCAGAGATTTCGGCTTTGCGAAGCTCCAACTCGTCTGCCTTGGCAGCGGCATCCATGACATCTTTCTGCTGTTTGCGTTGGATCTCGGCTTGCTGGATTTGGGATTCGATCTGCATCTGCTGCGCTTTCGTTTGCGCCTGAAGTTGCTTGATCTGCAAATCCATCATCTGCATCTGAACCAGCGGGTCTTGTTGCTGCTGAGCAGCCTGTTGCATCTGCGCTTCGGCCTTGTCCTTCTGAAGAACTCGTGCGGCAGCGGCGGCTGACAACTGCGACAACTGTGCCTCGAATTCAGGCGGCAGGTCGTACTCTTCTCGGTTGTCTTGCGGAAGCGGGGGCAAGGCTGCGCCAAGCTGCTTCTCGATTTCGCGGCGGTATTGGAAGGCTACGTGCTCCATGATGTGAGCTTGCAGCGCCGCCGTAATCTGCTGAGCCATCGGGTTTTGCCCGATTTGCTGAGCAATCTTTGGGTCTTGTCCAAGCGCCATGTGCACAGCGATGTGTGCCTCGTGGTCTTGGTACATGAACGCTTTGACTGGTTTGCCCGTCATCACATCCATGTTCTCAGTAATCGGATCGCGAGGCTTCGCATCTGCTGCCAACGGCACGATACGATCCGCATTCTTCACGCCCAACGTCTCAATCATCTGCCGGTGTAGATATGGCAGATCGTAGAGTTGCGGCGCAGTTTGAGATAACTGGAGAACTGCTTGGTACTGCACCACCTTCTGCGACATGGTTGACGCATTGGGGTCTGATACCGGGATGACATCTACGTCATCGTAGTCTTCTTTCTTCGCCTTGCGATCACCAACCTCTGGTTCGTAATCGTATTCGCCCGGCGTGTTATCTCGGATGATCCCTGCAAGCAGTTTGAACTCCTGCTTCATCGCGTAATACACGCGTGCCTGCACCGCCGTCATCACCTTGAGCACGCGCTCAAGCACAGCCAGCGTAGTGCCGACCGGAGCTTGCGAAGACATATCCGAGATCTTCAGGTCCGACACCGCAGCGAAGCGGCGCCCTTCCTCAACGATCTTGTCCATAAGAAGAGAAAGAGTTTGACTCGGCTCTTTGTACGGAAGCGGCAGGATGTTGTCGCGGATCGCGCCTGACGGAATATCTACGTCTCGGAACTCGCCGGGGGCGATGGGAGTGTCGTCTCCTTTAATTCGCAGGCCTCTTGATTTGAGACCACCCGGAAGGTTGCTGAGTGTTCCAGCGTCGACAAGCTGCCTAAGAAGTGATGTAGCTGCTTTAGAGTGTCCACCGATAAGGTGGATGAGACCAAAGTAGTAAAACCCGAAGCCGGGGATGTAACCATAATGAACAAAGTGCTGTCGTCGCGCTTTGAGCTTGTCATCTTCTTTCCAATTCCTACGAATGGCTAAGACTGTTCCCGTTCCCTTCTCAATCGTAATGACGTATGGAAGAGCTATCCCCGTCTCGTTGTTGTCCTTATCGACATCCGGATATCCCGGCAGGTCGAGGTTGACGTGCATCTCCAGCAACTGGAACCGGTCGTCCATGCTGGCCGAGAACCCTTGGTCCTCTGCCTTCTGCTTCTCTACCTCGTCCATGACGCGCATCGGCTCACCGAGGTCAACGTCACGATAGAACCCAGCGTACTGAAGCTTCTTCAGTTCATTCTTCGTCTTACGCATCCGGTGCGTAACACGGTCAGATGTTTCTAAGTTAGCCGCGCCATACGGCACGATGATGTCTTCGGCTGGAATATAGATTGCGGTTTGACGGTCGAGGCTTGGATCAAAATACACCTTCTTAAAGGCGTTACCGGCGAGGGCAAGACTCAGCAGGAGTCGTTCGTGCTCCGGGCGGTACTCCTTCATCACTTCCGTGAGTTGGTAATTCATGTCATCAGCGACACGAATGGCAGAGTCACGCTTCTCCGGTGTCTCTTTACCAACGATCTTGGCCTTGACCGGACCCATCGCTGGAAAGGTCTCCATGATCGTTTCAGATTGGAACTTGACCGCGCTCTCCATGAGCAAGGGGTGAAATACACCACACGCACCCGGCCACGGCTCAGTACGCTCTTCGTACCGGATGCCGAGAATCTTCAAACCTTTGACGTAGGTATCCAGCCAATCTTTGCGGCTGGAGAGGTCTTGCTCGTAGTTGCCGATGAGTTCGGACGCGAGGGACTGAAGCTCACCCTCATTCATGAAGTCCGCAAGGTTAGCGTCGAAATCCTCTGCACGAGGCTCGGCCTTTGCCATCTCAATGACCATGCCATCCATACCAATGGACACGCTCTCCGGGTCTTCAATCATGATCTCAATCGCGGGTTCTTCTGCCGCGATAGCCTCAAGACCCAACGGAGCCTGCATCAAACTTTTATCGACGGCCATTTAAAATCTCCTAGTAGTACCCTTCGCGCCTGTGGCTCTTGAACCATTTCGTCGGTTCTGGCTCATCATTCGGCAAGCGAATAAACCCTCCCTGTCGGAACCGCAGGAGAGCGAGTGTCGTGGAGTCCACCAAGTCATCGTGTGTGCCTGATGGAAAATCGTTACATTCTTCGACCACTTCCCATGCCCAGCGCCGGTCAGGTACCCAGACTATACCTGAAGAAAACAAGTCAGATACGGCGTTAACACGGCTGATCTTGTCTTGACCCTTGCTCGGTGTGAACTCTGACAGTGGCACACCCATACGACGCATCTCCTGATACAGGGCCGCGCCGTTAGATTTCTTTTCAACAATAAAGGTGTCCGGGTTCCACTCCTTGTACTGCTCAAGCACCATCGCTTTTAACTCGGGGAACTCCAGTCGCTCCTTTATAGAGTTGAGTAGGATGATGTTGTAGTTCTGAGTGGACTCATTCTTGAACACGCCCCACGTGGTGAGGGCATTGAAGTCCGACCGATTGGATTTCTCCTGCGCGGCGTCGAGACTCATAATGACATGTTCACAAGGTGGCGGATTTTCTGGCTCCCAGACCTGCCACCACTCTCTCTTTATAAGAGCGCCTTCCTCCGAAGTCGGCTCCTGCATGTACTGGGCTTGCCAGTACCGCACGTCCATACTGGCCTTTTTAGCCAGCAATTCTTCAATCGTCCAGAACTCAGGCCAGAGAGGCTTTTCGTTCAAAATCGCAGGAAATTCCACGACTTCCCACTGATCTGCCTCTTCCTCGCGGATCATGTGGTCTGTAATTTTTCCGGTAAGGTCTTGTTTTGACCATCGCGTCATCACGACGATGATCGCGCCACCCGGCATCAGTCGTTGGACCGGTCCTGATTGGAACCATTCCCACGCAGGATCAAATACGTCGGGGCGTCCTTGCTTGGCATCTTGCTCGGAATGAGGATCGTCAATAATAAATAGATCGGCACCGCGACCAGCAAGAGCACCGCCCACACCAATAGCGAAATACTCACCATTAAAATTAGTGCCCCACCGAGAAGCACTTTTACTATCCGCCTGAAGCTCAACATTAGGGAAAATGTCACGATAACTCTCCGATCCCACAAGGTTTCTGACGCGCCGACCGAAGTTCACTGCCAAATCGGCAGTGTGGGAGGCCATAATCACCTTTTTGTGCGGAAATTTGCCCAAAAACCACGCCGGGGCGAGATAACTAATCATCTCTGACTTGCCATGACGCGGGGCGATGTTCACGATCACCCGTTTCTTCTTGCCTTCAGCAATTTCCTCGAAGATTCGGGCTAGTTTTCGGTGGTGTGGCCCCACTTTGTAGCCCGGATACACGTGACCGATGAAATCTAGGAAGGAATCCTTGCCTTTGGCCTGCGTAAGCTGCTGCTGATACTGTTTTAGTAGGTCAGCGACACGTCGTTTCTCCTTGTCCGGCATCGTAGGCAGGGCAAGTTTGAGTTTTTGCAGGTTTTCTTGGGTTAGTTGCACGATTTTACGTCGCTGCTCTCTTCAATAACCCTGTATTCGATGCCCTCTAGCACCGACAGAAGCTCTTTTTCGACCTCTTCGATGGGCTTAATGATGTGTGTGACTTCGCTACGCTTCTTAAATGCGTCGATTCCGTCCACTTCGCCCAGTGCTTTCAATGCATTGATGCGAGTTTTGAGATCATCGGCCTGCTCAGCCGCTTCAAATAGCTTGTTCACGACGTAGAGTTTGAAGTCAGATAGTTCCTCCACGATCATGTGGTTGTACCGGGCGGCTAACCCTGCATACAACGCGATGGTTTCGTTCGGATACTTCGCAAAATCCGGTCGGACTTTGGGGTTCTCGACCATCTCCTTGGCCAAACTGACCGCGCTCTCGGCGTCTTCGTCGTTAGGGCAAATTGGTTGCCCAGTGGCGTCGGAGAAAAACCTAATAGTGTTAGCCCGCATCTGAAGTTCTTCAGCCGGGGACAAGTCCGGAAGAGCCTCCGCCATGTTAGCTGGCAGCGGGACGGCCTCTTCTATATCAGGCACAAGCATGTCCATATGTGGAATATATAGAAAAATGAGCATGGAACCAAATTTGATGACGGGGGGTGTTTCTATATGAGGGGGGTGGGGTCTGCCCAGCCGAGATTTGGAAAATGTGTGGTGATTTGTGTGCATTCAAATGTACGTAGGCAGCGCGGGACTCCGACATGTATAGCGGGGGGTGGCGGGGTAGTGGGGTCGCGCCTAGCCCGATTTCTTTGATCGCGCTGCACCATGGCTAACTGTGTAGGCCAGGGCGACTAGGCCGCGCTGCGCATTGCCTAACAAATTTGTTAGGCGCGAATTCTTTGATCGACTGCGCATTGCCTAACAAATTTGTTAGGCGTCGCCCCATATGTAACGGATACTTGACCTATCACGCGGCCTCGCCTATACTTGTCTACGTGATCAAGGTGATCACATAGCAACCAACTAACGAGGAATACGACGATGACGAAGTTAAGCAAGAAGACCGCGACGGCGAAGGCCGCGAAACAGGCCGCGAAGGTGGAGAACATCAAGCGCCTCGCCGCACTGGTGAAACAGGGCTTGAAGGCCGCAGGTAATGAAGAGGCCGCACTGGCCGCGCTCCATGCCGAATACATAAAGCCCTTGCAGAACGAGCAAGGCTATATCGATGACGCGCACCGCGCCGCATTCAAGGCCGTGAGCAAGGCCGTCAAGGTCTACGTTACTGACTGGTACTTGTCCGCGCCTCGCGTCGTTTTGGGTAAGGCCTACGACGTCGATGCGCTGCGCGCCATGTATGCAACAGGTACAGGCGAGGTCTACCGCATGGCCGACAAGGCTATCGGCATGAAGGCATGGCGGTACGTGAATGCGCACATTACGCGCAAAGCGAAGGCCGAAACAGGCGCAGCGGGTAAGACCTTGCAGACTGCTATCGCCCGGAGCAAGGCCTCGAAGGGTAAGGGCAAGGCCGCGAAGGTCGCACCAGAATTGTCCGCGCCGCAACTGCTCGAACAATTGGTAGCCGCGCTCCGCAAGTTATCGCCGCAGTCGCGAATCGTTCAGGCGAACGAAGCCCGGAACCAATTGGTAGGCCTGATCAATGAAGCCCGCAGCGCGATCGACGGCCAGCCTCGCAAGGCCGCGAAGGTCAAAGCCTCGAAGCCTCGCAAGGTTGTCGCGGTCGAAGCCCCGGCCGCCGTTCAGTAACACAAGCCCACATCACACTGACCACGTTAGCCCCGTCGCGAGACGGGGCTTTTTTTTGTCTCGCGATCACAAGGTCGCGACAACGCACGAGCGCGGCGCGGCCATAGGCCGCGCTGTCGCGAGACCAGTTACTGGCGAAGCCAGTTCCCGAGACCAGTTCCCTCTGCCTCAAGTCCTTCTCCACGCGCCCACGCGCTGCCTGATGCTGTTTTTGTTCCGTGGAACAAGGTTTGTGCCAAGAATTCACTTTAACGGCACAAGGTTGTGCGTTGATTTTACTTGAGAAAATGACGTTTGTGCCGGTTGTGCCAGACTTTGCGTGGCAGGGCGAGGAATTACGGCAGAACCGGGGGAGCGAAGACCGGCAGCGCTCCT